CGTACATCGCGCACAACCCAAGTGCCGTTATTCCACAACGATTTATCAGAATGATATACAGCGCGCGACACCCATATATCCATGCCAGCCAACGGTTTGGCTACGACTGGCGCGGCATTAACTGTGTATGGTTTCATTCGGTTTCGCTTTTTGGAGTTTTCTTTATACCGTTTGACGCGACCAAACCGGATAGCGCGCCCGTGAGAAACACGCTGATTGTGCTCAATAGGTCAACAATGCTGCCGTCAAGCGGTGACAACTCAGCCGGCATGTTTACAAACAACATGCCAAACAACAAACCAACTACCATGATCGCAAATGTGATTGCCATTGTTACGCCAACTATAAAAACTAGTCGAGCGTGCAATGCTTCATTTTCTAATTTCGCACCTGTCCGCAGTGACATTTTGGCATGGCCTTTCTATGGTTGTGTTTTTAATTCTGTAAATTGTTGTGTTATTGGTTTTACTAAACGAACACGCTGATAATAAAATACAAGCAAAACTAATCAATAAGCGTTTTAAATTCATCTGCTGTAAGTCCGAGTCTGTCAAGTATTATTTGGCGTTGATCTGCTTTTGCCTGATCTGCTTTTGTTTTGTCGGCAAGTTCTTTTGCAAAGTTTGCCATATCTAATTTATGTTGTGCGTACTCGGCTTCAGTAAATTCGCGTGTTTCGTCGCCAATTGTTGCGTAAAGTTTTGTCATTATGAAATCCCCAATCCGTAAAGAATATAATTACCGCCAGTAAAAGGAACTGAATTATGACCAAAAAAAGTTAACGAGTCTTGAGCCGAACTGAGATTTAACCGACCCGCACCATTATTTGTAGTACTATTGTTTCCCATATTTGCGAAAGTAATAAAAGTAACAACACTGGTATTTGGGTTGAATATGTTCATAAAGCCGTTAGCCGATTGCACTTGGCTCCCGCTTGAACTAGCAATTCTAAAATTATCACCAGAACTAATCCCAACACCTGAAACAGTACCAGCCATGTCTGACTGAACAAGTCCGCAACTGTAATCACTACTAGTTACATCTGTTCCCGATACTCTCATACGCATCATTAAATTTGAACCACTTAACTGTACATTTGTGTAAGTTAATAAATAATTGGTGTAGGTTGATGTGAAACTGTTATTCGGCAAACTGAAAGTTGTGCCAGTACCAAAACTTCCGCTGCTAATAAAAGTTAAACCGCTAGACGCAGTAGGGCCTGCACTTGGAAACCATAGCGAAACGCCAGCGCTCGTAAAATACAATGTGCCTGAACCGTACTGCGAAATAGTTAAAGGCCCGGCACTCGACACGGTCGCAGTGCCAGCGGTAACAGTCGTAACACCTGCACCAATGTTTTGAATAATTAAAGTATCGCCAGCGCTAAACAACGAAGTGTTGACCGTAACAGTGTTTCCTGATGCGACATTCATTACAACGCGTGTACCAGCGTCACTGGCAACCAATGTGTAAGACGCTGTTTTAGTTGAGACAGTTTGGTTGTAATCGTTTGCTTGCAGGGTATTAAGTTGCGCTGCAGTTAGAATAGTGTTTGCGACAAAGGTCTGTTTACTCATAATTACTCCTTATGTTAGGGCGTTTAGATCGTCTAATACGCCATAGGTAATGTCATTAAGCACAAACGCGTTAAGCACGACCGTTTGGCTTGTATATAGCGTGACCCTATGACCTGATGCCACATTTATGTTGTGATCTATACCCTCAATAGCCAGCGTTTGCGTTACCGCTATTGGTGTGCCGTTAGGGAATGTTTTAGTTAGCGTCACTGACCCGCCAATTTCCATTGTCGCTAAGGCCGTTTTTTGTGCGTCAGTTAAAGCAGCAAATGTGCTTGACATGCTTGTAAAGCGTGGTTCAGGTATTGGGTCTAACAGATAGTTGCTGAGCGTTAGTGCTTGCGCGTTACTTGACAGTAAACTGTCGTTAATAGACAAAGATTGTTTAAAGTATTCGGCAATAGATGCAGCGTCAGTAGATGTTTGTGGCGTACCGCCAGACTCAATTGTCACCGTAGCGCTGTTAGTTATTGCCTGCTGATCAAATTCAACACCAAGATTGTCGTATTTTGTGCCTGTGCCTGTGTCGTTAAATGCAACGGTAACTGGCGACAATGTTTGTCCTATGCGCGGCTGGAATGTGAGCACGCCTGCTCGAGAAACAAATATGCGGCCTTGTTCAGCCTCATTGATGCGGTTCACATAACTGTTGGCGTTTGTATCCTGTGCAATCGTATATGCGCCTAGCGTGGCTGTAGGCGTGCCTGTGATGCTTGTAGTGCCTGTGTACGGTACAAGTGCCAACACTGCCGATAGTCGCGCTGACGATGTTTGCACACTTGTTGCTGTCTCTGGTAATTCTGCTTGCGCCAGCGTATAAATATCATCTGCAGCCGCAACCGTGTACTGCGTTTGCCCACCGAGCACATATTGTTGGCGATACGAAGTCACTTTGCCAGTGAACAGATATTCACCATTGCGACTAAGTCGAATGGGTCGCAAAGGCCCGAGACCTGGCTGATCTGTGCTTGTGTTGTAATAAATACTTGATGTGTTAAATGCGTCTAGTTGGCGTTCGTTGTTTGTTTGATCCATTGACACAATCATTGTGCCGGCACCAAATGCGTCTAATACTTGTTTGCGACCTCGCGAAATTGTGATGTTGTTTGCATACTCGGTAATGTCTTGAAAATCCTCGCCGTCGCCGTCTAAAACTTGTGTGCCGTTTAAAGTGCTAACATCTAACTCGAATGCTTGCGCGTCAAAACCTGTGCCCAATTCAAGTAAATAACTACCGCCAGTTACAAGTGTTGCAGCCATTATGCAAGCGCACCTAACGGCCCGTAAACCTGTTTATATTGCAACAGCGAGTCATACACCGCTTGACCGATTTGCGCGCTAGTCGAAATACCGCCAGTGACATTAACGGTAATGCCACCGCCGGCTAAACCTTTGCCTAACGGCACAATTGCCTCTGGGCCTTTTTCGCCAACCATTGCCAGTGTAGGTTTTGTAACAATTCCACCGTCAGCAAAACCAGGTATTTTTATGCCACCCAAACTAAAACCGCCAAGACTTTCACGCAAACTATCTAATTTACGCAACATGCCAATGAGCAAACCAAGTGGCCCAGTGACAACAATGATCGCATTACCGAACATGTCAAACGCTCGAGACATAGCGCTAAACTTAATTTCAAGAAACACCATTGCTGCAGTCAACGCAACCACTGCGGCCGCAACCAGCACAAATGGGTTAGCGCTTGTAACCACATTTAATGCAATAGTGGCCAGTTTTGTTGCAATCAATGTTGCTTGATAAATTTTCATAGCAATATTGGCTGCCACAACTGCTGCAGCGACCGAGCCAATTATTGCAACAAGGATTAAGAACACTTGCGTATTTTCCTGTGCAAACACCGCCAACGGTTGCAACACTTGTAACAACGCTTCTAACGCTGGCAACAGTGCTGCACCAATTGACTCTTTAGTTTCACTCATTGCAATAGACAACGATTTCATGCGACCTTCGTAAGATTTTGCTGCAACATCAGCAGCGCCACCAAACGAAACTGATAACGCTGCAGTAATTTCGTCAAGCGTGCTACTGCTATCAATAACACCTTTAAGACTCGGGTCAAGTTTTGTTAACGCAGCAGTCTGACCATTAGCCGCCTTACCTAACGCCAGCGTGACCGTTTCCAAATCCTTGCCAGTAGCCGCCGCAATATCCAACGCAGTCGACATCAGACCCTGCGCGACCTCAACCGAACCAGTAGACCGTACTAAGTTAGCCATAGCCGGCCTCAACTCGTCATCAGCAACCGCCTTTGCCATTGACATTGAGGTAATAAAACTTTCATTTTGTGCAATGACATCATCAGTAGCCATAGCGCTAGTACGCAACTGGTTAGCCAACAAATCTTGTGCCTTCTGATCTTCGACTGCAGCCTTTGTTGCAACACCAAGACCAGCCGCTAAACCACCAAGCACCGCAATCGCCGGCACCATAGCCTTCTTTAACGCAAACCCTGCCTTAGCGCCAGCGCCTTCAAGATCATTAAATTGTGCAATTGCTTTTTTAACGCCAGTGCCGTCAAATTCGCTAATAATCGGAATTGATAAAGACATTACATTTGCCTCGCAATCATGCTTGACACACCGTTAATCATTTGTTGCATTTCACGCTCAATGCCTTTGCGCGCTCGATACACCGCAGGCCCAATAATTCGAGTGCGACCAGGTTGCACATCGCCCAAATTTTGACTAAGCCGGCTTGAATTAGCGCGACCTGCTGTTTCAAAAATTGCAGCCGCTTGATCTTTTTGAATTATCAAGATTACGCCGATTGCGTTTCGCCTTGTATCAAATTTCATTTGCACACCTCGTTTTGCGCGCCCAACATCAAAACCTTTAATTTTTTGTGGTGGATTGCGTTTATGCCATTGCCAGTCGCGCGACATACCTGATAGCGGTACTTGCGTGTATTTGTTTTGTACTGCGTTAATTGCAGGTTTAGCAATTGCTGTCGCGTCAGCCTTAAATTGTTTTTGCAATTCTGGGTCAATCTTTTTTAATGCGTTAATAGTTTCTTTGACACCTGCCACTTGCACTGTTGTAGTTGTGTTCATTATTTACGCTCTTTGTTAATAAGTTCAATAACCGTGTTCATATCGTCAATCTCAAATCTAATTTCAGACGGCCAAAACCCGGTTGCCACAAGTATCTGCGCTAATCCGAAGCGGTAAGAACCGCGTCTGCTTTTGGGTCGTTAGCCTCAATCGGCAAACAAGATTTCAGTGATCGTTGGAACTGGTCAAAGTCGTCTGGTACTTTTACGCCATCATCGCGGAATGACTCCCATGCAAGATACGCAATTTCCTCTTGGCTTAATCCGTCATTGGCGACTCGAGACAATTTAGTTTTGAATTTGCGTTCCCACAAAACAGTTGTAAATAGTTTTGTGATTGTGGTGGCTTTAGTTTCGTCTTTATAGACGCACTCTATTGTTAGTTGCATTGTTGCCTCTCGGTACGGCGCTTGTAAGCGCGACTTGTTTTGTTAGTTCTCAGCGGCCAGAGCCGCGCGATCATGAGGTTGCTTTAGTAAGCACGCCACCAGCAAACGATAATGTCAATGTTGACAATTCGCCTAATGACGCGTTAATTGGTGTGTGAGACTCAAGGTAAGCGCCTGTCAGTGTGTAACTAGGATTTGTGGCGCTGACCGCTGCTGATGTCGGCTTTATGACAATTGTTGTCGTAATGCCGACAAGACCAAAAATTGTTGCCTCAGTTTCTGACGCTGCATATGACTGGTACAACTCAACTTCAATGCTGTTGTTTTGTAACGATGTCACCGTTGAACCACCAAACTTGCGTGCCGTGTCACCAAATGCTGTTGTTTCTAATTGCTCGTAAACATAATTGATAGTTGCGCTGGTGCACTGGTCTTGCAAGTCCACTGAATTTATTGTCAATGTCGGATTTGATAAATAAACTGTTGTCGCCATGTCGTGTTAATCCTTTGCGTCTGTGTCTATAGTTTTAGCAGATTTTTTAATCTTTAGTGGGGATAGATGCCCAGCCTCAACAAGAAACAACAAGTCAGTTGTCAGGTCGCCTAAATCAGCCTCTCGAATAATGTCGCCTCGT